GATAACAGGTAGAAGATCAACACTAGTTTTGTAACGTCGCCCAACTACTGGAGTCCACGTTGCATTCAATCCAATGCTGGTATATGTTCCACCAACGTTACCGCTGTTAGCAGTTAATGTACCCTGGGCAACAACTCCCCAAGCTGAATTCCAGTTACTTGTTAGATAAGGAATCCACTGAGTTCCATCACTCAAATAGAGTTGTTTCAAACCTGTGTGGAAATACGTATCACCCGCCAAACCAACAGCCGGTGCAGCAGCATAAGGAGCCGCATTCGTAATTCCGTAGCTACGCATTAGCCAACTACCACCACACGATAACCAGCACCGAGAGCGGGATTGAAACGAATAGTAGCCGTATTAACAGTCGTTGCATCCCAATCTACTTCAACAGCAGTATACGGCGAGTTTCCGTTCAAAACAGTCAACATAATATCTCGGGTATTCAAGTTGTGAGTCACTACTTCAGGACTTGTTGTTCCAGTCAACGGAGCAGAGTATGACCACGCATATTTGTTATCTGCATATGCAACAGTTGCGATGACTGCTGTATTAACGTGAAGTTCGTCAGCATTGACGATGAGACTTGTATCACCAGCAATGACATTAAGTGTATTGCCGGCCTGAGTCATACCAGCACCAGCAACAATTGTGCCGACGCCAGCGAATTGAACCCACGTTGTCGAAGTAGTGCCTATTGTAATAGGCGCATCAGTTGTGCAGACCCATGAAGTATCAGCAAGTGTTGCACCTTCTGATACATATACTGAAGCGTTAACAAGTTCAGCACCAGTATCCGCATCAGCAGCACGAGTCCAAGCACCAGAAGCAGCAATGTAAATACCGTTTTGAGAAGCTGTTGTTTGATTCTTTAGAAGAAATCTGTCACCAGCAACAAGAGTGACACCGTCAACAGTAAGTAAACCAGTCAGAGCAACGTAGTTGGCAACACTTGCCAAACGAACTGTTTGTTTCCATGAAAGTCCTTGAACCATGTTATCAACATAGTTCTTACTTGCAGCATCCTGAATACCAGTCGGGTAATTCAGATTGGTAATTTTATTAAAGTTGAGGTTAATATCAGCCGTCGGAGCAGCCAGCGCAGACAATGGAATGGTTGAATGGGCTGCTGCATCGTGAACTGGATTACCGTGTCCGTGGTCTGAACGAGCCGCAGTAGTTGCTACACCATCAGTCTTTGTTGCACCAAATGTCTGCTCTTGAAGAATCGTACCGAACGAAACTGCACCGCCTTGAGCAGATTGCCATACTGTACCGTCATACCATTTGAGAATATTGTTCGTTGAATCAAACCATAGCTGGCCCTTTACGGGCGAAGCTGGCGGTGAACCAGAACCAAGATTCTGAACAACTGCTTGCCGCAGTTCATTCTTTTGAAGATCAACCGCTGCATAAAATACAGGCATTGTTCAGACCTAACTCAAGTAAGCTTCTCCGGCGACCGAGGCTGAAAAGAACAATTGAATTTCTGCGGCTGAGGCGTATTGCACATCTGGAAATATTTCTCGTCCAGTGGAATCCACAACAGTAATGTTTGGATAAAACGATAGACCGTGAAATATGTCCCAGAACGTAGCAGGAGATGATTGAACAAACCGATAAGTTCCACCGCCACCAGTTCCAGGTGTACCTGGCGGTCCTTGTGGTCCAGTATCTCCTTTCAATCCTTGTGGACCTTGTGAACCCGTAGCTCCTGTATCTCCTTTATCTCCCTTCGCACCCGTTATTGAAATAATTGAAATCCACGAACGAGTATCAAACGTTAAAGTTGGAGTATTGACATAGACCTGTGTTTCAATTTCATCACCAACCGCCATATCAAATATACCACTACCCCGAACTCCATCCCACCAGTTAGCTAGAGTACCAATATTTACTGATTCGTATTGTCGTATTACCGTGCTACCGCCACGTACTTGAACAAGATAGCATCCTGCATACGAAGAAGAAGCAGAACTTTGACCGCTTAGATGAATCTCAACGAAATACTTTCCAGCTACATCACACATTACTCTCTGAGCAGATGATACGTGGAAACCATTGGCTTGAACAAGCGTAATTCCACCATTCATAACCTCAACGCCAGTAGTAGTAATAGCTTTACTACCAAACTGACCCTGGAAGAATCCGCCGCTCGGAATCCCTGCATGAACGTGATCTTCTCTTGCAGGAGTATCCGAAATTCCTGGAAACGCTGTAGCACCTATTGGTTGCGGATCAACCGAAGGATGGAATGACAAACCAAAACGATGCCGTTCCGGCAAGTCATGATGATAGTAATCCAGGACTTCGCCAAGAGGATTATGAATAGTTTCAAGGTCTACAATTGGATTCTTCTGATTGTTATTCTCACTCATTTGAAATCCAATTTCGATACGTCGGCAAATCAGCAAGAATCACATCGACCAAACCTATTCCCTCTGAATTCATGTATTCCTTTAGAGGGCCATTAACTACAGGGTCGACGGGGAGGTTCTCTCGCAGATAGATTTCTATCTGTCGATATTGCTCTTCCTGCGTATCGTATTTCTTCAGTTCGTCTTCTACATCAGCCCGAGTTATCATGTATCCGCCGCAACAAGAGACTTAAGCATAATGACAAAGTTCATCGTGAGAATACGCATTGGAGCCGTTGTAACCTCGTCAATAGCAATGTCTAACTGACGGAAATACCCCGGCCCTTCAATTCTGTACACTTTTGGATCTTTGACAACAACTAGTCCAGCCGGTACGCGAACGTTGTCAATCTGGTTATCTATACCATACGTCACCTTTGGAATGGCGCCGATAGTTGAATCCAGTTCTGGAAGAAAGACCTTACAGCGTTTCAAATCAAAGGTGTCACCGAAATCCATGATCTTTGTTTTGAGATGGGAATTGAATGCAAATCCTTTATCCGTTGGATTTGTGTCATCCAAAATAAAGATCGACGTCGTATCGGTTGGTTCCACATTCCAACTATCAACTATCTGCAACGTTGGCGGCAGCGTTGTCAATCCACCTGAATTGTACCAGTTGAAGATGGATAACGGACGCCAGGCTTTCACGCCGGGGGCGACCTGCATTTCAGACCAGGCGTCCGCATCCAAACTGTACCAGAGGTAGGCGCAGGGAATAACCCCGCTAACCTGCGGCAGAGAATATTGTCGATAACAAACGAAAAGTCTTCGGTTGCTAAGCGACAATGCGCTATTTACATCTCTGTAAGGTTGCGGACTCTGCTTGAAATATCTACGAACACGGTTTGTAAGTTCTTTGAAGATAGCCCCATCAGAACGCCAAACCCCATCCCAAGAAAGCATATAGATTAGCCCCTGAAATGTAAGTACAGCATTCTCTGAGATGGCACCGCGTTCGGTATTCAAGATTCTTAGTTGCCACGAAGCAATGTTTCCAGCAAGAAACAGTTGCCAAACCGTCATTGTTTTGAAAAGCATAAGACGATCTGCAAAAGGCAATGAAGCAACCAAGGAAGATGGATCACCAGTTCTGATCTTAATAACAGAACTGACTCCCCAAGTATCAACGCCAGCCGGGCCAGGATCAGAGTAATATAAGTTACTTGATGTGCCACCATCACAAACCCAAAGCCTATCTTTGAATGCAACGATGTGACTACCGGCTGGCGAACCTGAGACAGTTGTAAGTGTTGAACCATTCCATTTGGCAACACCTGTACTGTCTACGAGATAGAGAACGTTGTTGTACTGAACGGCGTACCGAAATGCACGAGTAGCTGAAACGGTTGTAGACCAAGTGACGCCGCCGTCTGTACTTGCAAGCGTACGTTGATTTATACCGTCATTGAAATTCGCTACCAGTTGCGGTGAACCGCCAGTATCGTAGATTGCAAGAACCTTTGAAGCGCCAACACCTGTTTGTGGACTCCAAGATCGAAAACCAGGGCGCTTGACAAGAGTTCTTGCAACCGTAACATTGAAATTTACCAGTTCGGTAAACTCCGTATCACGGACCAAATCTGGATCAAGTTCATTATTGAGTCCTGCAAAACGGGAGATACTTTCTCTCCGCTCATACCGCCGCAGGCGTCGGGGGCCAGTTACGTTTACCAAGTGTAATCCCAAGGATCAGGACGTACAGCCACATACGAATTGCTTGATGGATCGAATACAATTTCCGCCGATTCTGCCATGCGTTGTGAATGGGCCGCTTGAAGGGCATTGCGTTCGTCGTAGTCTTCGTTTAACTCTCTTGCTTTCATCATGCAGTAGTTTACAACATCTTCATGCATGTGAAGCGGAATGCCCAACTGATCGTTTCCATCATTCACAATAGGAGCAAGCTTCGGATAGTACAATTTCAGTACCTGCGACTGCGCCTGATTAGGGTCGGGATACAAATGAATCGTCTCACCCCATTTATACCAGAAAGGCTTTGAGTTGCCAGTAGTATGAACTGGATCACTCAACGCATACATATCGAGTTGATCCAGAGTTGTTTGCTGGATCACTTCTCCCTGGTATTCGACACGAGCCGCCCGAATAAAATCAGGCGGCAATTCGTAATCGTTGTCGCCAGGAACAGTATCCCAAATCTTTGTACCCTGTAGTACTTCAGTTCTGCGACAGATATCATTCTGAGCAGCATTGACCCAGTCGATGATATCCGTTATACGAATCTGCGATTCATTCTCGTCACCGAATGAACGTTGAACTCTACGAATAACATCATCTACGTTCACGTTTCACCACCCCATAGTCGTCCTGAAGTGTAACTTTCTCACCTTCAGTATTATGGAAGGTATACGTAGTTCCAGCCCGAATAGCGTGTTCCGCTATATCACGAGCTTCTTCTAGTCGTTCTGCGAAGCGCTGTCGTTCTCCGGCTCGTAGATGATCGTTATTCGCGTCGATCCGCTCAAGAATTGAACCACGCAACGTGTCAGCGTTATAGATTCTTTCGTAGATTCTTCCATCGAGTTGCCAGGTTGTAAAGACGACTCGATCAAATCCATCAGCGCAATGCTCAATGATTCGATAGGGGGCATCAGTAATTTCTTCAAACCTTCCCGGATCGAGGAATTGAACATCAAGCACAGGCCATCGTCTACGAATTTCTTCAACTACACCAAGGACGTCTTTCTCCACCCTTACGCCCCTGCCTAAATCGATCAAACGTTGCGCAGTATGCGGATCGGTAGTTCTGCCTGACATTTGATTCCCCGCCCCGTAGCCGGCCATTCCCGACGTAACTACAGGGCGGGAGAATTCACCGGGTCAATTAAGACTCAGTGAGGTTGTCGAGGCAGGCATTCGCATTTCGCTGCGTAATACCGACCTGCCAATACTTACGCATCAGCGCCTGCCACGAGTCGTAATCGACGACCCACTTCAGAATCGAATTGTCGTCGTCAGCCCACGCCCAATCCTTCGAGCGATAAACCTTCCACTTCGATTCGTCGAGCATATACATGATGGAGACGGGCGCATCCACATCTTCGACAACTGGGATTTCTGTCCCGTAGTTGAACGGAAGACCCTGGAAACCACCAGGATAGCTCTTTGTGTCAGTGAAACGACGCTGCTGAGTAAGCAGGTTGAAATACGAACGCCGCACACCGAGACTGGTGAGAATAACTGAAACCTTTCCACCATTTCGCCGTACAGCATCGCACGTCTTGATCATCAGGGCTTCGGAAAGCGGGCGGTTTGTTCCCGGCCGGTCAACTACCGCAGCCCAAAGCGGCTGAGTTGCAGGATCGACGCCATGAATTGCACCCGTCGAATCTACAATCGAACCGATTCCCTCTGGTTCCTGCAAACGGTTACCCATTCGATAAACCGCATGGCCTGTAGTTGTTGGGCCAAACGAAGTCGAGAAAGTAACCGTGTTGGTTGCATAGTTGATCGCTGTAATTGTCGTCGGCGCACCAACTGTTGACTGAACACCGCCGGTTGCTGAACCGGAAGCCGCAACAAGAACATCAACAGCTTCACCAAGCTGAAGGTTCTGGGCGTTGTCAACCGTATGCGCTGTTGCGGTTGCCGTGTCGGTAATGAAGCAGATCGCTCCGTTTCCCTGACGGTTCCCGTAAGCAATACGGTTTGAGTCCTTCGCAAGATCGTCCTTGAGTCGATTCATTTCCTCATCAAGAGCCGAAGCGAAAGCCTGGAAATTTGTATCTGCCAACTGCATTGTCGGCCCAGAGAGTCGAATACGGCCGTAACCGTACTTCAGACGAACTTGGACCGCTGCGTACGCCTGGTTACCGGGATTGGAAAGCTGAGTTTCCTCTGCACGGTACGAGATACCAGTATTGCGCTGGACACGAATTGGGAAAGTGACATACTTTCCACCAACCGTCTCCACAATGCCGTCAGAGGATTTCTCGATCCTCTTCAGCGCATTGTATTCCTCGTTGAGTTGGTCCTGAATTCGACCCTCGTAAATCTCCTTCAGGATGGCATTCACGGTTGTGAGAGTTGCACCCATCTATTGTCCTTGTTCTTTGGCGAGTTTGAGCATTTCCCCAACAACATTACGTACGTCCTGACCGGACGCTTTAGCAGGATTGAAAGTACCCTGCTGCCCAACTGCACCACCGCCGGACAAAACTGTAAATGCCTGGCGTTGCGAATTGCCTCCACCATACTTACTCTGGAATTCAGCTACGGCTTGAACACCGTCCATTCCAGTGGACATTTTCGCGAGGACGTAATCCTCATCGAAATTTCCATATTGAGCGGAGAGCCAATTCATATAACGATCTAGTTCAGCATCTTCAGCAGCTTCCTGATTCTGAGTGTTCATTCCGATCACTCGCTCAGCTAAAGCTTGAAGAAGCTGTCCCTGCTGATCCATTTGCTTTAGTCTTTCGACCGCAGCGGGAGGAAGATCACCCCATTCATCTGTGGGACCAACTTCGGGAGCAGGAGTCCCGAAATGCTCGTGGAGTGTCTTATAAACAGCCTGCGGATTATCCCGCAAGTATTCATAGACAGACTTCCATTGAGCTAGGTCTTGATAAGAACCTAGTTCAGTGTACGGTTGGAAACGAGCATAAATGTCATCGAAGCGACGCGTTACTCCTGCGTCCCAATCTTTGACATACCGGCCAACGACTTCTCTATCAGCTTCCGGTACTCTAGCTAGAAAATCGTTGGCAAGCCCTTGTTCACCACTCTGTGGTGTTTGCTGCGGTTGGGTTCCACTTGGCGCAAAGTCATAACTTGGCGGAAGTGGCTGACCCCCTTGATCTGACATTTATTCTCCTTACGGTCCAAGCACTCGCATTGCGTAGACCATATCGTTAAAACTCATGGTATTGAGAACTGCGGTTGTGTAATACGCACTTAGCGCAGCCAACCGTGTTCTCATTGCTGAAACGTTATTGAAGTTGTTCGAGTTGTAACCGGCGATTACTTCATCACCGCCATTAATATTTGACGGGCCAGTTACAGCCGCCTGCGATTCTTTCGCTATGTTCGCCTCGTTTCCGATTTGAACCCATCCACCAAGTGTACTCATTGCGGCCCTCCGGGCGGTAATTGAGGCGGTGCAGCAGGTCTGCCCATTTGCGCCGGCATTGGTTGTGCCTGCTGCATCGCCTGCATCTGCTGAGTTTGGTATCTCTGCTTGTGTTGCATCAAGTGTTCAAGCAATACTTGTTTCGCACCATCATCCGCCAATTCATATTGCTGCGTTTTCATATACGCTTCGTGACCAGCAATGTGCGCCACATCATTATCCCATTCATTTACAGGGAATGGTTGCGGCGGCATTTGTTGCGGCTGCATCATGCCGGTTGTTGGATCAGGTACCAAACTAAGCCCAGGTTGAGCTTCCATCATCTTGTCGTTCTCACGTTGTACCTGACGATCATCAGCCAGAGATTCGTCGTACATACGATCAGTTTCAACAAGATGCATGAATTTCAAAACTTGTTGCGGAGTTATCCATCCTCGCGTTCCAAGCTCGACAAGCATTGCTTGGCGGGCGGCACGACTTCTAGGAGCCGACGAGCCAGCTTCGACTGTGTAATCGACGTTTCCGTTAATCGATTCACTTGTGAACTCTTCGACTTCGTAGGTTTGATTGACACCGAGAATACGAACAACACGCGGTTGATCCCAATTTTCATGGACGTGGAAAAGAACATGCCGCCCTATCTTTTCTGTCGCCTCTTCAATGCTCGCTGTAGAGCTTGAGAGTTTTGAATCGTTCTCTTCCTGGAGATATGCAATTGCTGAAGCCGCTGTAACGCCCGGCGGCGTGCGGCCCTTCGCGATCTCATATTGTCCCGAAATATCATCTATGTCTTTCTGGACGCGGTCGATTTCCTGAATGACGTAAGTAGGCAGAGATTGGAGAGGGAGAGGTTCTGGCTTTTGAAAACCCGGCTGGTATTGAATAATGAGGCCAGGCTCGGATGTAATCTTACGAGCATCAATTGATCCTCGGACCGCAACAAGTTGAGGCTTCGACATACGATTTTTAGCCTCAATGATCTGGGATCGAGTCCGGTTGTATTCCCTTTGTAGAGGAATGATATCAACCAGAGTCGAATCGCCCCAGAATCTTCCCGACTGAATATGATCCATCTTTGCGAACGGATATTCGTTGTGGGAATACGGCCAGCCTTGAACTTCCTGGAGAAACTGACTATTCGCATATGTCAGTACTCCACCCTCTGGATATTTACGACAGGGTTTAATCCACATCTCCTTGACCATTATGTATTGATCAGGAGTCTGTTGAGATACACCGATTGCATTCAGGAACCGCTGTTCCAGCAAGCTGGCAGACACATTTGTGTCTGGTGCAACATCTACACCGAACGAATCTTTAACCCAATCACGAGATTTCGCCATAGCATGGATTACTACAGGCTGCAACTCAAGTTCTTCTTCTTGAGGTTCCAAGACATAGATATGGAACGCATTCACCGGCTCGATTACAATACACCCGGGAACTCCAGATGGGTCTGGTTTATCCTGGTTGTACGAATCCTTGATGAAAGCTGTGCCGAGAAGCGCCATCCAGAAAACTCCGCGTCGGAGAATTCTATTGTAGCGCAATTCATCCATCTCGTACTCAGCAATCATTTGCGCAGCACGAGCAGCCTGCAAATCATCGTCGTCCGAACCTCTCGGCCGGACATATGCTTGCGGCTCTTCTTTTGTCAGCTTGGAAACTTCGTTACGGATAAGTGGTCTACACTTATTGGATACGAGCCGGACGCGCCAAGTTGGAGCGGCCGGTTCGTATAGCCGAGCAACGTTTTGATTGGAAGGTGTTAACCATGTGACGTACTGCCGGCCAAAATAAAACGCGAGATTCATGTACCATTGGCGCTCAAAAGGTTCGCGCATTCGCTTTGCGCGGGCGAAAAGTCCTTCAGCCCACGCAACAGTTTGGGCGAGTTCAGCTTTACCTGCTGCGGTTTTAGCTAGTTGTTGGTCACCATCTGGCCCGTTAGGGTAGATCGAGGCCAAGCTCGCTTCTGTCGTACTCATCCAAACCCGTTTCTACAAGAGTCTCGCCTATGGGATAATTTACCCCAAGCATTTCTGCGTACTTCCTCATCTCGTTTTCATCCGACAGTCCTATTCCTTCACCATCCTGTTCTAGTATCCGGTTGGACTGCGACGAAGTCAAGACCTGGAAATGCTCCCACTTTATCGTCATCAGACGATTTAGCAAGTCGTTCACCTGCTGGCTCTTTGCTAACTCCGATTTCTGGCTCTGGCTGATCAAGGTTTTTGTGAGCCAGAAAATCAGCAAGCTCGCTTGAATCGTGACCAGAAAGAGAAGCAATAGTGGCCAAAGCGGATTCATATCGTCTCGCTCTTTCTAGAAGGATTTCTCCAAGATGTTCGAGTTCTTCGATTCTCTCTTCGTGAGCATGAACATCTCCACACCGGAAGAGAAATGCCATTGTTCCACAGCAGAAATTACAGAAGTAGATGTTACCCCAAAACTCTGCTTGTTTTTCTATATCGAGAAACCAAGGCCGATCCGAATCCGAACCGCCACAAATAAGACATACTCCTGGCACAAATTGTGCGTTAGTAACTACCTTCATTTCGTTGTCTTAGCTGCCGCCTTGGCCGGTTCTGTATCAGCAGGAGCCGGAACAGGCTCCTCGGTAGGAGTCGGAGCAGGTTCCTCATCTGTGGGAACTTCCAGTGGAGCCGATTCGAAATTCTCGACGCCAGTGAATCGAACCATCAGATTCGTGTCGTGGTCGGAAAGAGGATAGACCTGCGATCCGTGGAAACCGGAGATAGCAACTGTAGCTCCCGGCGTCGGGTCCATTTCGAAAGCAGCAACAACCTCTTCCTCGGGTGAGATTACTTCAAGGCGCATTACCAATCTTCTCCCAAAAAGAAATCTGGCTCGGTTGTGTCCTTCTCTTGAATTCGCATTAACTCTATGTCGTAATCGGCCTCCTTCTTCCGGCTGACCGTTGCCGTCAACATATCTGGAACCGGAGTTGGTTCCATGACTTTACCTTCCATCATCGGACGACTGGCAACACCGTAACGAAGCGCATCCATACAATGGTCGTCCTTCTTGTGAGGTTCCTCCTTTGGATTCTTATCGTCACGAGTTCTTGCTGTAGCCCATGTTGCCCAGCGGTATTTAGCAAACTCTTTGATTGTCAACTCACAATTACGAGTGACAAAGAGAAGTTTTTGCCTTAACCTTTGCGCGACAAGATTAATGCCAGCCTCAACGTCATTATTTCCAGGAGCAATATTAATCCCGTTATTGGCATATTCGATATGAACGCTTGTCCCAGTGATTGGATCGCTGTTAACAATAGAAGGATCACCCACAGAATAAGCAGGGAGTATACCAAGATCACGCTGTTTAATGTGTACGAGTCTTGCGATATCACTAACGACCAAATGATCGACGTAGATTTCATCGTAGATTAGTATCCTTCCGTCAGTATCGGCGCAGCCGAAAAGCCATGCGGTTGGATTATTAAAACCGTGATCCATCATTCTGAAGTGCGTCCATTCCTTCTGCATATTCGGCCAATATACCGAATTAACTACAGGGGGCAGGACAGCCTCCATTGAAAAGTCTTTGTAGATCAAGCCACCAATCGCCATGAATTTTCCATGACGACGGGCTTCTTTCTCATCCGTAGGCATCAATGAAATGACGGCGTCAATCTCACTGACGGAGAGATTTAAATTGTCATCAATCCCTGTTTCCACAACAAACAGCTGTGGATTTGTCCGGGCCGCAATATAGACGGTGTCATATACCCACGTCATTCCATTCACCGGCGTCATTGTAATCCACCAGTGACCACCAACATCTACGAGTCGGAGCAAACATTCGTTGAAGATTGAATGTGGTGGCTCTTCGTCAAACCAAACAAAGTGTCTACTCGTTCCTGCAAATTTG